CGGAGAAAACTCTGAGCATTGGTTTATTGCTTACTTGGCTTGTGAAACAGGAATTGCGCCCTCTTTGCTATTAGCGGAGACTGATCGTATGCTTTTCACAATGGGTATGTATCTGCGTTGGAGAGCAACAGAAGCAAACAAGAGGTAATAGTGGGTTTCACAGTACAAACCGAAGTGCGTGGTTTACGAGAAACTCTTTTAGAATTAAAACAATTAGATAAAAGTCTTTACGATCAGTTAAATACTGATGTTAAAAATTTTGCTTTACCCTATGCAAGAAGCATAGAAAACGCTCTACCTAAATCTGCTCCATTGTCAGGTTTTACCCATTCAGGAGCAACCGCTTTCAAGAGTTCTGAGAATAAAACTAAAGTCAAAACAAGCACAAAGAAACCTAGTGCTGGTAAACCAACTTCTTTACTGAAAGTAATTGTTTTAGGTCGAGGAATGGCCATTGTTGATATGGCTGGTCGTAAAAAAACTTCTGGTCGTTCTTCAGGTCGTGCTAAACCATCTAATCGCAGACCAACTGGTTACAGATTGAATGGTCAAGGAACAGCATTGATAAGAAACCTCAATAGGACTTCTGGTGCTTCACGTTACGTTTGGCCTGCCGCTTTGAAAAATCAGAATTTGATCGATAATAGTATTGAACGTTCTTTACAAGAAGCATCCGCAAAGGTAAACAGAAACTTATTGGTGGTTAAGTAATGGCAATTATTGTCCCGATTCTCACGCAGTTTGATGACAAAGGAATCAAGTCTGCTGTTAGAGAATTTGAAAGAGCCAAAACAGGTATAGATAAATTTGGTGCTGTTGGAAAGATTTTTGACAACGTTGGTCAATCTTTAACAAAGAATTTAACAGTCCCAATTCTTGCTGTTGGTGGGGCTTTAGGTTTTATGATCAAAGAGGCCATAGAAGCCGAGGCTGTAACTTCAAGACTTAGACAAATTTTATTAACAACTGGTGGTGCAACAAATGCCCAAGTTGATGCTTTATTAAAACAAGCCGCTGCTTTAGAAAAAGTTGGTGTTGCTTCAAGGGAAAGCATTGTTACAACACAAGCACAATTAGCAACTTTTGATTTACAAGCCAACACAATCTCTGCACTTACTCCAGCGATTTTAGATTATGTTCTAGCAGAAAAAGGTGCTACGGCAACCGCTGACGATTTCAAGTCAATGACAAATGGTTTGGCTCAAGCCTTGAATGGTCAATTCGGTTCTCTTACAAGAGTTGGTTTCGTTCTTGATGAGGATACTAAGAAAAAGATTGCTAATGGTACAGAATCTGAACGTGCCGCAGCATTAGTTGATGTTTTGAATTCAACTTACAAAGGTTTCAATGAATCACTTTTAGCAACACCCGAGGGAAGAATAATTGCTCTACAAAGGGAATTTTCAGATTTAAGGCAAGAACTTGGTTCAGTATTTCTTCCTGTTGCAATGGAAATCAGCGCAGTCATAAAAGACAGAGTGATTCCTGAAATTCAAAAACTTGTCGATAAATTTAAGGCTTTAAGTCCTGAAACAATTAACACAGGATTGAAAGTTTTGGGACTAATAGCAATTCTTGGCCCACTACTTATTGTCATTGGAAAAGTTATTGGAGCAATCCAAGTATTTATTGGAGTTTTTAAAGTATTATCGTTAGTTTTGTTAACAAACCCAATATATGCAGTAGCAGCACTACTAGCAGTTTTAGTTGTTGCATTGATTCACGCTTTTCAAACCTCAGACAAATTCCGTCAAGGAATACAAAAACTGGGTAACGCTTTTATTACTTTTGCTGAGGGCGCACTTAATTTTGTTATTGATCATATGAATCTGTTTTTGAAAGGAATGAATTTAGTAATTAGAGGCTTACAAATGTTTGGGGTTGATGTTAAAGAAGTTGGCCAGATAGCCCCAGTCGCACTTAAACGCATCAGTCTTTCAACAGTTGAAGCATCTAACAATATGGGTGCTTTAGCAGCACAAACAGATACGTTAGGTACAGCAATTTCTACTGAAGTTGTCCCAAGCGTAGGAAAAATGAACAAAGGATTAGAAAAAACTTCTGAAGAACTTAAAAAAGTAAAAGAAGCAGCAAAAGGTGCGGCTCAAGTCGTTGTGGATAATCTTGAAGATGCTTTACGTAAAGCAGAATCAGCACTTGATGACGTTCGTGGAAAATTTACAAATTTCAAAGATGCAATCGGCAACACAATTACAGGTATTTTAGATTTTGGTAAAGCAGCCGAATCTGAGGATTTCTTAAAAGGTTTAGCGGATCAGGCAACTAAGGCGACTCTTTTCGCTGACAAGGTTAAACAACTTGTTGTTCTTGGTTTGAATGAACGTGCTATTAGACAAGTTTTGAATGCGGGTTTTGAGGCTGGTTCAAAGATTGCTGACAGCATAATTATTGGTGGCGCAACAGTAGTTGATCAAGTCAATACTCTTGTTGATTCAATATTCAATGTTGCTGATCAAGTTGGTGAATTTGGTGCTGTGGCTTTTTATGACGCTGGTGTTAAACAAGCAGAGGCTATGGTCGCTGGAATCAAAGCGGAATTAGAAAGAGCAAGAGCAGACCTAAAATCAGTAGTTGAAAGTTTATCAACAACTGCTCCAACAGGCGGTGCTCCTAGCCCAAGTGGACCTGCTCCTGAAGAAAAACGCAAAACTGATACAGGAACAATATTGCAACCAGGAAAACTTTTAACCTCAACTCAATTTGCTAAAGCGGCAAATGTTTTGAAAACTTCTGGAACAGCAGCGGCTTCTTATACTGCTTTGGCTTATGCTCTGCAAAATAAAACTGTTCGTATGGCTAAAGGTGGAATTGTTACTGGACCAACAAATGCACTTATTGGCGAGGCTGGACCTGAAGCAGTTATTCCCCTGTCAGGTAAAAACGCTGGAATGGGAAGTACTTACAACATAACTGTTAATGCTGGTATCGGAACAAATGGCGCACAAGTTGGCCGCGACATTGTTGAAGCAATAAGAAAATATGAACGCTCATCTGGTCAAGTGTTTGTGAGAGTCTAAATGGCTTTACCAACAAAAACAGTTGAAATTGGTTTTGATTTAACTTCACAAGGTGGACCTTTTTTCACTCTTGATGATGAAGTTCAAGGTGTTTTAGATAACACAGAGTTTACTCTTGGTGGAACACTTTTTTATGATGTCACAGATTATGTTATTTCAATAAATACTGATCGTGGTAAAACGCGTGAACTTGACAGATATGATGCTGGAAACTTGGAAGTTATTTTTGATAATACAACAAGAGTTTTTGATCCTTTGTACGCTTTAAGTCCTTATGCTGGTCAGATTGTTCCTCACAGAGAAATCCGTGTCAGATCAAATGGTTCAGCAGTTTTCTATGGTTTGATTGATGACTGGAATTTGTTGTATCAGCCATCTGGTGATAATCAGGCTGTTGCTTTGGCTTCTGATGGTTTCACTTTGTTGGCAACACAGGCGTTAGCAGCACACACCGCTACTCCTCAACTTACTGGTGCAAGAATAAATACTGTTCTTAGCAGACCTGAAGTTAATTGGCCTTTAGCAAACAGAAACATTGATGTTGGAACAATCAACTTGCAAGGTGATGTTGTTGATGATGGAACTGGTGCTTTAACTTATTTACAAATTGTTGAACAAACTGAAGGTGGTTCTTTCTTCATTGACAACTCAGGTAACGCAACTTTTCAAGACACTTTGGCTGGCCCAAGTTCTACTGATTTAGTTGTATTAGCAGATGATGGTTCTGGGATTCCTTTTTCTAATGTTGCTGTTGTTTACGGATCAGAATTTTTGTATAACCGAATTGTTGTGACTCGGGCTGGTGGTAATCCACAAACTGTTGATGATTTTAATTCACAGAACTCTTATGGTATTTCTTCATATAACTTAGATGGTTTGTTGTTCAATTCTGATCTTGATGCTCTGGCTTTGGCTGATTCTTTACTTGGTGAATATTCTGAACCTGAGTATCGTTTTGATTCGATTACTGTTCAAATGTCTGAATTGACTTCGCAACAGCAAAATAATTTGTTGGCTTTAGATTTGACTGATCAGATTGAGGTCAAATTTACCCCAAACAATTTAGGTTCACAGATAGTCAAGTATGGGGAGATTATCGGAATTGAACATAACATTGGTATATTTGTTCACGAACTAACATTCAAGTTAAGTACCCTTGATTTTGCTGAATTCGTGCTTGATGATGCTGTTTTTGGTCTACTCGACACAGGTCGTTTGGGCAATTAGAATACTTCTAAAGAAAGGTAGTTAAATGGCTGGTGCAGGTTTTAGGACTTTTACTGCTGGTGATGTTTTAACAGCAGCACAAGTAAATACTTTTTTGATGCAACAATCTTTAATGGTTTTTGCTGGAACTGCGGCTAGAGGTAGCGCAATTGCTTCACCAAGTGAGGGAATGTTTACCTATTTAACTGACACTAATGCTTTGGAATATTATGATGGTGCTGCGTGGCAAGCCTTTACTTCTGGTGGCGGCGGAGCAACATTTAACGAATTTTTATTGATGGGCGCATAAGGAGAAAATATGACCACAACATACGCAGTTCTTGGACAAACAATCGGAACACCAGCATTGACAACACTTTATACAGCGGGTGCTTCAGAACAAGCAGTTATTTCAACGATCACTATTGCTAATCGTGGTACTGCTGCTGATACTTATCGTATTGCTGTTCGACCTGATGGTGAATCTATTGCTAATCAGCATTACATTGCTTATGATGCTTCTTGCCCTGGTAATGACACTATTGCTTTGACTTTGGGTATTACTTTGAATGGTAATGATGTTGTGTCTGTTTATTCTGGTACAACTAATCTTACTTTCAACGCTTTCGGCGCAGAAATTAACTAATTATGGCGATAAGAAGATTTGTTTCTTCTAATATCACCACAGGCAAAA